TACTACGACATACAAATGAGGAACTAAGGGAACTCGTTTGGAAGTCACAAGAGATGTACCCAAAGATCTGGCCGGGAATCAAGTGGTCAGAAAGAAAGATGCAATGGACTGCCCCTTCAGGCGCAAGACTGTGGTTCTCGTATCTAGATCGGGACGACGATGTATTAAGATACCAAGGTCAGGCTTTTAGCTGGATTGGATTCGACGAATTGACACAGTGGCATACGCCATTCGCATGGGATTACATGCGTTCTCGTTTGCGTAGTACGGCAGGTGATTTGCCAACATATATGCGAGCGACAACAAACCCCGGTGGACCGGGACATGCTTGGGTTAAGAAGATGTTTATTGACCCGGCCCCTCCGGGCAAAGCATTTCATGCAACAGATATTGAAAGTGGTAAGACTTTGTGTTATCCTTCGGGACACTCCAAAGCAGGTCAGCCACTATTTAAACGTAGGTTTATACCTGCGATGCTAACAGATAACCCTCATCTGTATGATCAGGGGGACTATGAAGCGATGCTCCTGTCCTTACCTGAGCATCAACGTAAACAGTTATTAGAGGGTAATTGGGATGTTGCTGAAGGTGCGGCGTTTCCTGAATTCAATCGACAAGTACATGTTGTTGATCCTTTTGACATACCTCGCAATTGGGTTAAGTTTCGGGCCTGTGATTATGGGTACGGTTCTTATTCTGCTGTTGTTTGGCTTGCCTGTTCTCCTGATGAACAGCTTGTTGTCTATCGTGAGTTATATGTTAGTAAAGTTTTGGCAACTGATCTTGCGGACATGGTCCTTGAGCTTGAAGCCGATGATGGGAACATCAAATACGGCGTACTAGATAGCTCATGCTGGCATAAACGTGGAGACACGGGTCCGTCACTAGCTGAGCAGATGATTCAGAAAGGGTGTCGTTGGAGGCCGTCAGATCGTTCAGCAGGCTCTCGTGTATCAGGTAAAAACGAATTACATAGAAGATTACAAGTCGATGAGTTTACTGAAGAGCCTAGACTAGTTTTCTTTAATACTTGCACAAACTTAATTTCTCAATTGCCTATTATCCCACTGGACAAAAGAAACCCAGAGGACATTGACACGAAGTCTGAAGATCACCTGTATGACGCATTACGTTATGGTGTTATGTCCAGACCTCGTTTCTCCATTTGGGACTTTGATCCCACGCATCAAAAACCTTCTAGTTATGTCCCTTCGGACTCTAAATTTGGATATTAAATATGGAAGAAGACGAAATCTACGGCGGTGAATCTGACGTACAAATCACATTAGATGATGTGAAAGAAATATCAGATGATCCATCGGAGCTTCAAAACTTAGTACGTTTCGTCATGGAGCGATACACAAAAGCTGAAGATACTCGCCGTCAAGACGAGGATCGTTGGTTGCAAGCGTATCGCAACTATCGCGGTATTTACGGGCCAGATGTACAGTTCACAGATGCGGAAAAGTCTCGCGTATTTATTAAAGTTACTAAGACAAAAACTCTGGCGGCATACGGGCAGATTATTGATGTTCTGTTCGCAAATCAAAAGTTTCCAATTTCTATTGAACCTACCGTATTACCGGAAGGTGTAACTGAGTCAGTTCATTTTGATATGCAACCACAGCCTCCTGAAGGTGGTGGTGCAGTACAAGAAGGTTCTGTATACGGGTATGAAGGTGACGGCAGAGACTTCCCTCCCGGAGCTACTGCTGACACATTGCGTGAAATGAATCTTGGACCACTGACAGATAAGTTGTCAGAGGTAGAGGGTTTAGTCGAAGGACAAGGTTTAACAGCCACTCAAGTAACATTTTCTCCAGCTATGGTTGCGGCCAAGAAGATGGAGAAGAAGATTATGGATCAGCTAGAAGAAGCACATGCTTCTAAGCAGTTGAGATCCACAGCATTTGAGATGGCACTCTTTGGTACTGGGATCATGAAAGGTCCGTTTGCTGTAGACAAAGAGTATCCGAATTGGGACGAGGAAGGGGAATACACTCCTGTGATCAAAACGATTCCCTCAACGTCCCATGTTTCTGTATGGAACTTTTATCCAGACCCAGATGCGGCAAACATGGACGAGGCTCAGTACGTCATTGAGCGGCATAAGATGTCACGTACACAGTTACGTGCTCTGAAGAAACGTCCATTCTTCCGTGCTCAGGTTATCGACGATGTTGTGGACATGGGTGAAGGTTACGTCAAAAAGTATTGGGAAGATGATCTGCGTGATTATCAGACTGATTACGATATTGATCGTTTTGAGGTATTTGAGTATTGGGGAACTGTAGACAGCGAAGTATTAGAGAACGCTGGTATTGATGTTCCAGATGAAGTTGGTGATACAGACGAAGTACAAGCTAATATTTGGTACTGTAACGGACGTATATTACGTGCAGTTATTAACCCATTTAAGCCTGCCAAAATACCATACTATGCTGTGCCGTATGAGTTAAATCCATACTCATTCTTCGGTGTAGGTATCGCTGAAAACATGGACGATACCCAGACATTGATGAACGGCTTCATGCGTATGGCGGTGGACAATGCAGTCTTGTCAGGGAACTTGCTCATTGAAATTGATGAGACAAACCTAGTGCCCGGTCAAGATCTCTCAGTGTATCCGGGTAAGGTATTCCGCCGTCAGGGTGGCGCACCGGGACAAGCTATCTTCGGCACGAAGTTTCCGAATGTATCTAATGAGAATATGCAGTTGTTTGACAAGGCACGTGTACTCGCCGATGAGTCAACAGGCTTCCCCTCATTTGCACATGGACAGACAGGTGTAGCAGGCGTAGGCCGCACAGCATCTGGTATCTCTATGTTGATGAATGCGGCGGCAGGAGGGATCAAGACTGTCATCAAGAATGTAGACGACTACTTGCTGGCACCTCTGGGCAAATCAATGTTTTCATTTAATATGCAGTTTGACTTTGATCCAGATATTAAAGGCGACTTAGAAGTTAAAGCGCGTGGTACTGAATCGCTCATGGCTAATGAAGTTCGTAGCCAGCGTCTGATGCAGTTTATGCAAGTTGCTTCTAATCCAACACTGGCACCGTTTGCTAAGTTCCCATACATTGTACGTGAAATTGCTAAGTCTATGGATCTTGATCCAGACAAGGTGACTAACAGCTTTGAGGAAGCCGCTTTACAGCAAAAACTCATGCAACAGAATGCGCCACCTCCTCCTGCACAACCAGCAGGTGGACCACCGGGAGTTGATGATACGTCTGGTGGCGGTGCAAGCAATATCGGTGTAGGACAAGCTCCTGTACCGGGAGAACAAGGATTTACAGGAAATGACCAACAAGGCGGACAACAACCAGCACCGGAAGCAGGTGGTGGGCAAGCTGAAATCCCTTTGCAGTAATGCAAAACAGTGGGATGCCTTCTGTGAGTATTTAGACATTATGATATCCGAAAACCATAGAAAACTAGAGCAATCAGACAATATAGTATCCATTCATCAGTCGCAAGGTGCTGTACAAGCTTTGCGTTCACTCAAGTATTTAAGAGACGAGGCTTTGTCAGATGTCTGAAGTAGACGTACAAATAAAGGGTGTAATTAAACCTAAGTACGATAAACGTAGAAAGGGTTATAAATACACGCATGACGGCATGGAAATCTTTATTAAAGGTGAAGATGAAGAAGCTGTCTTGAAACAGATGTCTGATCTACTAGAGTCTGATAAAAAAAATGAGACGCATTCATTTGCCGAAGGCGGCATGGAAGATGGCGGCCTTAAAGATGAAGGTGGTACAGTCGATCCTGTATCAGGTAATGATGTACCTTCTGGTTCGACACAAGCCGAAGTACGGGACGATATTCCTGCGCAACTAAGTGAGGGTGAGTTTGTATTCCCCGCTGATGTAGTACGTTATATTGGTCTTGAGAATCTGATGGAGTTACGCTCTAAAGCTAAGCAGGGTTTAGCTAAGATGGAAGCTATGGGTCAGATGGGAAATTCTGATGAAGCAACCATGGATGACTCAGGTGAATATGATGGCGAAATTGATGAGTTAATTGAGAGCTTTGACCCCAATGACCCATCGACATTTGAATTTAATGAAGGTGGAGTTGTGATGGCCCAGCAAGGTACATATGTTCCGGGGCAAACACAGCAACAATTTTCTTATGGTTATATGCCTCCACAACAACAGGGTTTCCAAGCACCGGGCTACAGTGTGATGCCCCAGCAGACCCAGTTCATCACTGACCCAGCACGTGTTGCTGTAGGACAAGGTCCAGTAGCTGTTGAAAACAGAACTTATGTTGGCCCTAACGGAGAGGAAATTATCATTCCTTTCTATGATGGCAAGCCAATGCAAGGATACACAATTCCCGGCGGATACAAATATAAATCTCCTGAAGAAGCAGTAGCTGAAACACCTGAAATTTCCGCACCTGTTGTGCAACAACCAGATAGCGGTGGCGGTGACGGTCCAAGCAGAGAAGATCAAGAGGCTGAAGCAGACAGGCTTGCATTTGACGCTTACGAAACACGGGCAATGGTAGAGCTTGAAAAATCTTTAGGATTGGGAACTAAAGTTGCTGATGCATGGGCTATGGACCCAAGATCGCAACTTGGGCCAAATGCAACACTAATGGATCATGTAAAGGCTTTAGCTAAAGTTGGTGGTCCAATTGGTGCCGTTGCAACTGGTATCAATACCACGATAACGAAGAGTGATTTTTACGACACGCTTTCTAAGGATCTAGATATTACAAGAGACGAAGCCAAAGAGCTTATTAAACTTGAAGCTATCCCACAATATGTAGAAAAAGTGACAACAGGAGAAAGAGATTCTGTTGACGTGAACATTGGCGGAAATACATACGGTGTCACTAAAGGTGGCGGTGTTGTCGGAGGAAGAACTACTTTGACTCCATCAGAAGCGGCAAGGCGTGCGGCTACTGCGGCAACTCAAATTACTGTATCCCAAGATAAAACTCCGGGCCAAGCACAACAAGAGTCTTTTGACAGAGCTTCGGATCTTGCTGACTCTCTTGGATTTGAAGATAGATCTTCGGAAAATCAAGATTACGGCGGAGGAAGCGGAGATGCTACTCAATCTGACTCTGCATCATTCGGCGGGGACGAAGGATGGGATTAATGGGTCAGTAAGCAACCTTAATGCCTACATTTAACTGGCTACCTAACGCCCTAAAAAGCTACCGTTAGCCCCAGACAAAGGAAATATTCATGTCTACAACTACAACAGAAATGGCTACTAAAGTCGAACAAGTAAAAGTCGCATCTGGCTTTGCTAAGCGTAACGCTAATAAGAAACGCATTGAAGACGAAGAGGCTGAACTTGAAGCCTTACTAAAAGGCAATCAAGGAGAAGAGGAAACTGAAGAGTCAATTGACGACGGTCCTGAACCTACGAGCGCAGAGGAAAAGACCTTTAAGAAAAGGTACGGCGATTTGCGCAGACACGCGCAGAAGACAGAGGCAGATCTTCAAAAACAGATTGATGAACTCCGTACACAGTTAGAAGCGTCAACTAAAAAAGAGATTCAGTATCCTAAGTCAGAGTCTGAATTAGAGTCTTGGATGGAAAAGTATCCAGATGTTGCTCAGATTGTAGAAACAATTGCTATGAAAAAGGCACACGAACAGGCTTCTGAGTTTGAAAGTAAGTTTAAGGCAATTGATGAAATGAAACTTGAGGCTCAGCGAGAAAAAGCTGAAGTTGAGTTAATGCAAGTTCATCCTGACTTTGAACAAATTCGTGAAACTGACGAATTCCACAATTGGGTTGAAGAACAACCTAAGTGGGTACAAGATGCTTTGTACGACAATGACAACGACGCTAAGTCAGCGGCACGTGCAATTGATTTATATAAAGCTGACATGGGTATTGGCAAGAAAAAGTCTACTAAAGATAGAGATGCCGCATCCGCTGTTGGCACTCGCTCTGGACGATCTACACCTGAAGGTGACGAATCTAAGAGTTATATTAAAGAGTCCGATGTTAATCGTATGACTGCTCAGCAATATGAAGCTAAGCAAGAAGAAATTGCAGAAGCAATTCGCACAGGTAAATTCATTTACGATTTATCTGGTTCAGCACGATAAAGTGTTGACAAATAATATTTTCTGGATATAACTATGTGCAGAATCTAGTGGCCCCGTAAGGATACCCACACCTAACCTGAAATAAGACAAACTGTTATGATAACTTCTGGCCGGTCGTTAAAGTAGCAGGGAGTCTTATTTCACCTTCACAGAACACCCAAACTACGCAGGCCGTATGATCACTTTGGCCGGTGACTATACCACCCTGATGTTAGATGGCCTCTGGCGAAGTTACAAAGAAACCATAACCCTATGCAATTATAAGGAGATGTCATCATGGCATTTACATCTGCGGCGGGCTACGGTAACCTTCCTAATGGTAACTTTAGCCCAATTATCTACTCAAAGCAGGTACAGCTTGCTTTCCGTAAGTCTTCTACTGTAGAAGATATTACTAACAACGATTACTTCGGTGAAATCGCTCAGATGGGTGATTCAGTGAAGATCATCAAAGAGCCTGAAATTTCAGTTCAAGCTTACACTCGTGGTTCACAAATCACAGCGCAAGATCTTGACGATGAAGATTTCTCTCTTGTAATCGACAAGTCGAACTACTTCGCATTCAAGATCGACGACATTGAAGAAGCGCACTCACACGTGAACTTCATGCAAATGGCTACTGATCGTGCGGCGTACCGTTTGCGTGACCAGTATGACCAAGAAGTTCTTGGTTACCTGTCTGGTTATGCTCAGTCTGCTTTGCATTCTGCTGGCAACACTGTCAACACAACTGTAAACGGAACTAAGGCAGTTACTACTGCTGGTTCTGACGAGCTTCTCGCTTCTATGAAGCTTGACGCTACTGACTTCAACCTCAACGATGGCGGTGCCGCTGTTGCTGGTGAAGCAATTGTAGTTGTTCCACGTTTACCGGGCGTATCTACTCTTCCAACAGCTAACGCTTCACCTCTTCAGGTGATTGCTCGTATGGCTCGTTTGCTTGATCAACAGTTCGTTGACACTAACGGTCGTTGGTTGGTTATTGACCCAGTCTTCGCTGAAACTTTGAAAGACGAAGATTCTCGTCTCTTCAACTCAGACTTCGGTGGTTCTGGCCTTCAGAATGGTCTTGTTATTAACAACCTGCACGGCTTCCGTGTATACGTTTCTAACAACATGCCTGCTGTTGGTACTGGTCCTGCTGTAGGAAGTGCTACACTTCAGGCAACTAACTATGGTGTCTTGACTGCTGGTCATGACTCAGCGGTTGCTACTGCTCAGCAGATCAACAAGACTGAGACTTACCGTGATCCTGACAGCTTTGCTGACATCGTTCGTGGTATGCACCTGTACGGTCGTAAGATCCTTCGTCCAGAAGCTATCGTAACTGCACGTTACCAAACTGGCTATTAATAGGGGGATTTTATAATGGCTAAATCTACATCCTTGCTTTCAAAAGCAATCATGGTTGAGAAGGAAGTTGAGCTTCCAACTTCAACTGGCACAGTCACAGGCCCAACTGTAGGAGCGGGTACTCTCGTTCTTGCGGCTGGCGTTGAGTTAATCGACGCTATGGACTCTGCTGACTATGATGTCACAGTTACAGATGGCACAACTACCTTTATGGCGGCTACTGCCGTTGACAGTGGTTCTGCTGGTGACTTCGCTTTCGGTACTCAAACTCAGGGTATCGTAGCATCAGAAGACACAATCGACGTAACTGGCACTGCCGGTGCTTCTCCTGCGGCTACAGTGACTGCTCGTGTATGGGCAATCGTTGTTGACGTAAATGAAGCAACTGCTGGTGCTGACGAAGTTGATCGTGATCAGCTTGCATAAGCAATAATAAGGATGGGGGCTTCGGCCCCCTGACTTAGGTTATTATGATAGATTTTAAAGTATACACATCTTCTAATGGTCCGTTGTCAATTGAGCAGTTAGCTGAAATGGCAACCAACGATATTGTAGCCATTAGTGATTCTGCGCCTGCACCACTTAGAGAGCAGGCTCACTTATTTCAGGGGCATGTTAAGCAGGTTGTAGCAAAATACATTCAACGTGCTTTAGATTCCAATTTAAATTACTTGGTCAAGGAGACTAAAAGCTAATGGCTATTACAACTGCAATGTGCAATACGTTTAAGCGTGATATCTTAAAAGGTCTTCACGACTTAACAAGTGATACAATTAAAATTGCGTTAATTGATGCAACACACACCGGAACATACAACGCTTCCACAACGGCGTATGCAACTATTACGTCAAACAGTGATGAGATTTCAAACACAGGTTC